AAGTTGCCAGGGAGACTTCCGCCGCGCGCGGCATACGACATAATGCTCGAACCAAATGCGCTAGTCCCGGGCTCGGACCCCTACCACGACGAGTCGCACTACCCAGACTTCGAAAGCTTCACCGTCGGGTGGACGGTCGATGGAGAGGGAGGAGGAGCAACGAAGAACTATAAGGCACACAGCAGCAACCTTTACACAATGAGAGATTATAAGTGCAGCGAGGGCGATTGCGCGTTCGCGGCAATACGGGCCAAGCTGGACAAGCCGCCAGCGAAGAGGAACAAGACGATAAGGCGCGAGCTTGGGATTCCGGGGGGAAATGTCACGCTTGCAGACCTAGAAAGGTTAAGCATCTTCTTCAATGTTGCGATAGAGGTCTACGCAGAGGGAACGAGCGTGGAAGAGGAGTTCGACGACTCGCAAGGCAACCGCTTCGTCGGTCGCCATAGTCACCAGCTCGTGCAGGCGTGGGCGCCAGCCGACGCGGCCGCGGACATGCCGTCAGTCTGCATGAGACTCCACGAGGACCACTACAGCCTAATCGTGGAGTTCAAGGACATACCAGAAACGGCCTACTGCCCGATCACGGGAGATTACGGGTTTGGCGAGCACGCGCCCTACACAGAAGCCCAAATAAAGCGGCGACTGAGAGAGCAAGGGCGAATCTACGTTGAGGCCGCAGAGGTGTCCAGGCAAAAGCGAACCAAGGCAGAGAGACAAAAACTGTTGGAAGAGTACAAAAAGAAACACCCAGAGCTGCCACAGAAGAAGCTGCTCGCACGATTTCGTCACGAGTACCCATCGAAGAAGGAGGACGAGTACAAGACAAGGATACTCGTCTTCGACTTCGAGACGATCTGGGACCCAGAACGTCATGACGAGGTCAGGCCCTACGCGGTAGCATGGTACGACTTTCCCGCCGACACGGAGGCAACGGCGATAAGCGGCGAGCTCGAGCCGGACGTGCACTTCGCCACAGGGCTAGGAACGTGCGTATATGACCTGCTCGACTACATCGACGATGCGCCAGAAGACGTGAAGTTCATCTTGGCTGGATTCAACTCAGCGAGATTCGATAACTACATCCTGGCGAAGGCGGCGCAGGGGAGGGAGCGTCTCTCACGAATATTCGCCACAGGAAACACAATTCGTGGACTGTGGCTAGGACGGCACGAGTCGCTCGACGTAGCAAAGCTCTGCCCAGGCGCGACGCTGAAAAAGTGCTGCGAGGACTTCAAGACCAGCCCAGCGAAGGTCGATGGGTTCAAGCACGAGGTGCCGCAAAACGCATTCCTCGAGGGGAGGCTCGGTGAATGGATCGAGGGAAACCGAGCACAGCTGGAGCACTATAACAAGTACGACGTGCTGAGCACAGCCAGCCTACTCATAAAGCTAGCCAGCACTCTGAAGGAGATAATCAACATCGACGTGCTCGCCGGCGAGGCGCAGACGATCGGCGGAGCTGCGTGGAAGGCTTACGAGCGCCACGCAAAGAATGAAGGAAGGGTAAAGTTTCCAGCCGAAACCAGGGAGCTGGACGAGTTCTACCGGAGTGGGATAGTAGGAGGCCGCGTGCAGAACTTTAAGAAGAGCGGACACATCGAAATGGGGAAGGTGCGCATGGTCGACGTGACGAGCCTCTACCCAACGGCGATGCACGGACAGAACAAGCATCTGATTCCGCCAGAAACCATGTATGGACTTTATCCGCGCGGAAAGCCAATCAAGACCAACGCATATATGCCCGGTAAGATCGGCTTCTACACGGTGACGGTGAAGAAGCAGCCTGCGCGCAACGTGCTCCCACTGAGGCAGCCAGATGGGCGGCTGGATTGGCGCTACAGGGGTGAGTTCAAGACAGTGACAACGCAAGCATCGATAGAGTTATTGCGCCGCCACGGGGGCGAGGTAGAGGTACACAGCGGCGTCTACTTCCGTTCAGCCGACGACAGGACGTTCTCATCGTTCCTAGAACCGATCTTCGCGGCAAAGGACGAGGAGGACAGACTCGCGGCAAAGGACGCGAAGAAGATAGCCGAGATCAAGAAGCTCAAGCTCCCCAAGGAAGAGGAAGACGAGCGTATCGCGGTCGTGAAGCGCGAGTCAAAGGCGAATCCATCCCGAAGAAACGCTCTCAAGCTAATAATGAACAGCCTGAGCGGCAAGACGGCGCAGCGAAACTTCGAGGAACGAGTCGTGCTCGCCACCGGCTCGGCAAAGCTGCTGGCGGAGAACGCAAAAATGCGCGACGGCGCATCCATCTGGATACCACTCTGCGGGCATACATGCATCCTCGTGGGGCTAAAGCCGGTGGACAAGGTCTACAACAAGAGAAGCGCGAAACCCTCGTACTTGGCCGCGCTCATCTACGAGTACAGTCGCACTTACATGTACGAGCTCCTGATCTCGAAATACGACGTGCAGTACATGGACACGGACAGCGCTCTGATGACCGAAGAGGAGTACTCCCGCTTCAGAGCAGACTACCCAGAGCTCGACTTCGTGACGCAGCAGCGTCCAAAGAAGCTCGGCGACCTCGAAGAGGAGCTCGGCGAACCGAAGAACGCAGAGGCGATTCTCCTTGGACCAAAGGAATACCTAGTCCACAACCACGACAACGGCAAGCAAAAAGCGCGCCTCAAGGGGGTGAACATGCTACCAGACGAAGAGACGAAGATGACGCGAGACCGGCTGATGACCGGGCCAAAGCCCAAGAGCACGCGCGAGGCCTATGAGATCTACAAGAGCCTTCCGGCCATAAAGCCGCTGGAACTATTCCGTGGACTCGCCAAGGGAGAGACGCAGCGGGTCCTATGCTCACAGATACAGCGCTCGCTCGCGGGGCCAGAGGCATCGGCATTCGCGCTGACGCAGCGCTTCCTGGTAAAAGAGCTCAAGCCACGCACGACACACACGGACGAAGTTCCCGTCATGCGCACCGAAATCTACCGCCAAGGCGGCAGTGACGAAGAGAACGAAGACGTAGACCTCTTTGACCCAGAATGCATAGTCAGGGTCCGAGCGTTCACCAAGGGTACATGGCAAGCCGCCAGCCGCTCTGCACGAGGCCTTGGCACTCCCTGAAAACGCGAAGATCAAAGAGGCGTGGGACTATCTATTCGCAGAGCCCCTGGTCAACGGCACCCAGCACGCTCGAGGCGCGGACGATGCGCCAGACGACGGAGACACGGGAGATCACCCCAATGAGGGGGCCTGCTCATACGAACTAGACGACACGTTCTAGTCAGAGCAGATAGGAGAATGTCCTGCACATATGTAAAAAGCAGCGGCGCGGTGTGCGGCCGGGGTCTGCGCCCAGCCCTAGACGGGGAGCCGCCGGACCGGTGCTGCCGCCACTGGAGATCGCCACCCATAGTACTCTGCGAAGTCTGTTGGCGCCCCACTAGGCTTCGCCGATCGCTTCAGCCGCGGTGCCCTTTCCATAGCCGAGACGAGCATCCACGTCGCAAAACGTATCTAATCGGCTGCTGCCCGGGAGGGCGAGCATCTCCCGGTTGATAGCCTTGTGGAGCCAGTGCTGGTAAATCAGGAGGGCCTTTTCGTCGCGTGTCAAGGCGTCCCACCCAGCCTGGATCTCAGGCGGCACTCTCCGGTGCCGGATCACGCAGGCAAAATATGACAGGTCTAATCTGTCCATGCGGGCAAGCGGTGTATAGTGGGCCGGACTTTTTTTCGCCACGCCATATACCTGCCAGGAAATGTTCAGCGTCACGAGCGGAAAGCCGATCGCCATCATCATTGGAGGGCCCCACGAAGGAGAAATACTCTCCACGACGACCACAGACGACGAAGATGCTTTGGCGAGCGACATCGAGATTAAGGACGGGAAGCTCGAGCCTCTACTCGAGATCGGAAACCGCGGCGTCGAGTACATAGCCGGGCCCTCGGGCGCCGGAAAGAGCACCTACCTCGCCGGGCTCGTAAGGCGGCACATAAAGCTCAACCCAGACGCCAACGTGCTTCTGTTCTCTCGAGGATCGGGGACCGATGAGCCGGCGTTCGACGACCTGCGCTCTTCGATCAGGCAGGCGGTCATCGACGAGGATCTCCTGAAATCACCTCCAGACGTAACGAAGATGGCTGCGGGAACCCTCCTGATCTTCGACGACGTCGGGACTATCCACGACGACAAACTGCGGAAGGGCGTGCAAAAGATCATCATGGACTGCGCCGAAGTCGGGCGCAAGTACAGAATCTACCTACTGGTCACCTCGCACTTGATAATCCCGAACGACCGAAACTTCGCGCGCGTCATGATGAACGAGATGCAGTACTTGACACTGTTCCCGGGTGCGGGAGGATCCAGCGCCATAGCCTACGTACTCAAAAAACATGTGGGGTTTAGCCCAAAACAGGTAGAGAGAGTCGTCTCGAGCACGAGCCGCTGGGCCCGGATACATACGCATTCGCCGCGGTGGGTAATGGAGGAAAAAGCGACATATATCGTCTAGGGCCTAGTAGAGGATCCGATCGGCGAGCTCTTCTCGGCTTATCTCTTCTCCTCCCGCAAGGCGCCCACGACGGCGATGTCTCGCGGCGTGGCGCCTACCGGCGAAAACTCCCTCCCCCTCCCCCTCGCCATAGCCGTAGGAACTCTGAACGCCCTCGCCATAGCCGTGCATCTGGCCGCGGGTCATGACCCCCTCTCCGAGACCGATGGTCTTGAGGATGGGGCTGGCGACCGAAGCGATGGAGCCGATGGGGCCGGGCACCGCAGTAGCCAGATCACCAATCCTGCTCAATAGACGCCCTTCGGTAATCCCCTTAAGGATGCGGTTCCCAAGGGCGCTGAGGCCCTCTTTTATGGTACTGAAGAAGTCGCCACCATTCACTTCCTGCACGTCCTTGTAGTTGAGCTGGGGCCCCGACTGGCAGTCGAGGATGTCCTTACTCGTGATGACGCCAATGCTCGTGCTCGAACGCCCCAGTCCTTTGATTGAGAACACCCCCTCAAGCACGGTGATTATATACAACTCGGGGGTAATAGCGGCCGTGCTCACGTTCGTTGCATTGAGCTGGACTTGGAGCATCGCCTGGACCAGTTTCCCGGGCGCATCGAGAGAGTCGAGGCCGATATCGGTGCCGAATTCAATGCAAACAATCGAACCGACGGTGCCAATGGGCGCGCCGGTAAAGTTGCCGATCGGCGGAGAGGTGCCGCTCCACTGGTTCCACGACATCGTGCAGTGGTTTTTTACGCTCATCTCGTACAGCTGCTGCTTATTTGCACTCGCGAGAAGGCCATTCTTGTTCATGAACTGGATCGTCAAGGTTTCGATGCTGAAGAACGTGTCGGTGCTCGTTGCGCTCGAGAAGAGATCCTGGTTCTGCTTGCGGACGAATATGTACATCCGGCGGGGGATGCTATTTAGCTGGATATTGTTCGAGATCATCGTGGCGGTCGCGCCAGGATTTACGAGCGCCTGCGTCGTGGCGTAACGCTGGACGTCGAAGTAGGGGTAGGTCAGCGCCATATTTGGCCCGAGGACCTGGGTCTCCTGGGGCGTGATATAGGTGAAGAAGATGAATGGGGAGTTGCCAGTGGTCAGCCCAAAGCTCGTGGGTCCTCCGGCGAGGCCGCCAAACGTGTACGCCGCGGTGGTGAAAGGGACGCCGCCTAGGGCGCTGGCGTGGGACCAGAAGCGGTTTGCCGCTTGCTGTAGAAAGGTGACGTTGAAGTCCATCGTGGTAACGTTAAAGAAGGCCTCAGAGCTTATGCCTTTTCCCCACCAGAATGGGCTCAAATAGAGAGACTCGTTGAACGCGACGTCAACGACCGCGGTCACCGGAACGCCCGCGCTGACGGGGTTCGAGACGACGACGAAGGGAAAGGCGCCTCGGGGCGTCGGCGTATTGTCAACGCTCACGCTATAGTCCGCCAGAGGATTACGATTCGTGCCGACTAGAGTGTCGTAGCTCTGGCTCTGGTCTTGGTAGCATGGAGTCGTGCTATAGTCCGCATTTTTCAACTCGTCGCCAGTGTTGAACCACATAAGAGGCTGTATCACGTCGGCGAGGTTAATCGAGACAGACTGATTGTTGATCGTGGCCATTAGCGTCTCGATCGACGAGCTGAGGCCAAATGCCCGCGGCGCGTCGAAGCCCGACCTTAGGAGTGTCTGGCCTACGGGGGGAGTACCAGTGAACGTGAGCCTTACCGGGACATACAGCCGGACGTTGCGGTCGATGAAGATCCCGCCGCTCGGCGGCGGGCAAGAGAACTGCAGCGAACTGGTCGAGATGCTTGTCGTGGAGTACTGTTTATTCGTCATTTGCGAGCCCGACTTGAGGACCCCGTAGAACTTCTGGTCCGCGACGATCGTTCGTGGATCGCGCACACAGATTGGCTGCAGGGGTTGGAACGAGAGAGACATCGCGCGGCCTATTCATTTGCGGAAAAAAATGCCGAACGCCCGCCGAACGCCTACTGCGGCATCGAAGGTTTCGTGTATAGGCTCTTCTTGAAGAATGCGAGTTTAGCGCTTGCCTGCTGGTTCCTCGAGAGGACGATCGGCGAGAGCGTGCCGTCGGTCGCTTGCCACCAGAAACTCAGCTGCACCCGGTAAAGCGGAAGGTCGGATATGAGATTCGTGAGACGGTACTGGGCAGTCGGCACGTAGTAGACGATGCTCCGCACATCATTGCTCAGGTCTATCTGGGGCACGAAGTCTGTGAGAATTGGGAGAGTGGAGGCGACGTTCGCCCCCGAGATGAGCCCAGCGATGGGGGATGAGCCTGGAACGGCTTCGGACACGATTGGCAGCGATGAGGTCGTGACCACGACCCGGCGAATAGTCGCGAGGAGGTCGACACACACGAATGACTGCTGGGTAACGCTCGTGTTCGCGAGCGCGGGGACCCCGACGAAACCATTATCGCCAAGCTCCTCGAAGACGTAATCCGCCTGGTCGTTATTGATGGGCACGTCAGTCCTGCCGCCCACCAGAAGTATGCGGAATCCGTCGAATACCGATAATAGAGTGTAGTTGAGGAAGACCTTCGCCGTGCCTGCGGGATACGGGAAAGTGGCCGGCGGAGCTGTCGCCCAGGAGTTGTGCCAGACCCAGCTGAAGAGCTGCGTTGGCGCATCGTAGATTAGGAATGGAGCTTGGTTCGCGACCGCCTGCGGCGCGGCCGGATTAGCGGCTCTAAAGGCCGCGTAGGCCGCCGCGATCGCCACGTTAACCATGCTGACGAACGTGTCGTAGCTGTAGCACCAGTACGTCCAGTCGCCAAACGGATTAAGAAGAGGGGCCGTGTAGAGCGCGGTTTGCCAGACGAGGGGTTGCGGATAGTAGTTGCCGTTGTAACTAATCCCGACGACCCAGGGAGTCGTGTTCAGTAGCGGATCCGCGATAGGGCAGATGAAGATCGGCATCGAGTTCAGAGGCAATGTCATGCGCACGATGCTGGCATAGTACTCGCTCGGCTTGGCCAGGATGGGCTGCGTGCGGGTAACATCGAAGTTGGCGCCGATTCCGTCTATCGCCCCGTTTGCTGGTGGACCATTCATGATGGCATTAAAATACACGTTTTCGGCCTCGTTCGCTTGGGAGTAGGTCGAGTACATCGCTCGTCTGTCGGGACGACTGTATGAGACCGCGCAAAATTGGGCCCGCCGGCTAGGGCGGCGCGATTGTGCTTGTGATCGCAGAGACGATGGCGTCCGCGTCCTTGCCAGTTTTTCGCTTCTGGGAATCGATCCACTGCTTATACTCATCAAGAGCCAGGTCTCGGAGGATGAGTCGAGCGGCGCAATGCCTACCACACGTGCGAACGCCTCGCCGATGCTTCTGGAACGCGTACTGGTTATAGGATAGCCTGTACGGCGACTCTATCATGAGCCTTGATAAGTATGGCGCGTTTTGGTTCGTCTCGCGGGCGAAGCGAGTGCCGATGTGAGCAAGGCCATCATCTGGCCAGCCGCCGTAGGGGTCAAAGAACTCGACGAGACCACCATCGCCGCCGGGCGCGCGAAATAGCAAACACCAGTGCCCGTAGTTGGGCTCAGACTCGAACAGGATGATTGCTGCGCCATATGGCCCCATCACCTGATCTAGCGTTCCCATCTTATGGATGTCGGGGTAGAGCACGATGTTCACGCGCCCCCTAAGAAGTCGGCGCAGCTGGGTATCAGATAGCGCGACCCCCTCATACGCGGCGATCTTGCGCCGCTCCATCCTATGAGAGGCCACTAATTTGTGCCGTCTTGACGGCAGCAGGCTCCTATTCAGTGGGAGATAGGAGAGCTTCTGCGAGACGAGCCCTCGTGTCGTCCTCTTGTGCGATGCCGAGGGCACTGCCTCCTGCCTCCAGGTTGCGGACTCCAGCCGCGACTGGGTGGCCGCGCGCCGCCCAGTCGTACGTGCGCTGGTGCTGGATCACCAAGAGCGGATCTGCGGGACCCGTAGTCTCGTTTAGTGTTCTGATATAGGCTGCTGGGGGGAGGAAGGCGTCTAGCCTTCTCGTTGGTGGCGTCAATCCTTGGGCTGCGAGCCAGCGTATCGCTGCGTCTTTTGTTATACCACTGAAGAGGGATGCGAGGCTCGAGAGGATCTCGGCTGTCGCTGTGTGGTTCTCTGCGTGGATTGCCGCGTCTAGTGTATGGCCTATCCTTAGCACGTCCTCGTTGGAGAGCTGTGTCTGTGCTACGCGGGCCTTCATGCCGTCGATCTCTCGGACTATCGCACTATAGGTGGTGCCATGGGGTCCCCACGCGTCTATGGCGCTTCTAAAGTTGCGCAAGAGCATCGAGATCGTCTCCAGCTCGCTTTTGAGCTGGTAGAGGATCGTGACAGGCTGTTCGAGAAAGGTCAGGACATTCTCTAGGAATCGTGCCAGCGCTGGCCTCGGCAGCCGGCTATGGATCTTTCTTTGGTACATTGCGCGCGCGTATATGAACATCCGTTTGATTGCTTTGTATGGGTTGTACCATGCGGGGCTGAAGAGCGTCTTTTCCACGTCGAACGTGATGTCCTGGAGGCTTGGAAGTGCTGTGATGTAGTGGTGGCCGCCATCGGGGAGCAGTTCTCGCAGAAGGTAGAACGTTGAGATCTCATAGAACGCGCCTTGTACGATCGAGATTACATCGAGCTTGGTGGCCGTCGGAGGTCTGCCCTCCTCGCCGTACACTGCCCGGAAGAGCGAGATACCTTGGCCAACGCCGCGTAGCTTTTCGCCTGCAAGTATCTCGTCCGCGCCCCAGCGAATGACGTAACACTTGCGCAACTCTCCAGTGATAAAATCATAATCTGCGGATCCGAGGGTCGGGGCAGCCTCTAACGCACGAAGTATGCGGCTAGCCGCTTCGCTTGTAATATGCCCAGCGCCCTTGGCCCACACTACTGACGCTTTTAGCGTGGACGATGGCGTGAATATGCCATTGTGCATGTCACCGATCGGCTTTATGCGATCTAGCGCCTCCCAATCATAGCCGGCCTTTACTTCGAGATAGAAGCTGCTGTGGCTTGATGCGACATTTGCCACGATCGAGCGCAGCCTCTCGATGAACTGCGCTACTAGGCGAGGTGCCTCGGCGGACGTGGCTTCGTGCCATTCCCCGACTATGTTGACCTCGCCCACCGTGTTCATCGTGTCGATATCCCCCGGATAGCGCTGTGAGCGAAAGCTGTACGACCCTATTATATTCGATGGGTCGTCTGGCCTGTACGACAGCATCTGTACACGCTTTTTTGCCTGCGCCGGGTAGACCTCTGGCGGCTTGGACTCTAACCTCTGTGCTAACTTCATTATGCTGACCGGAAAAGAAGTTCGAGGGCGTTCTTACTGGATCTGGTACTGGAAGCTCAGCGCAATTATGCAGGAGGTGGCGTTGCTCGCATTCAGGGTGAGTAGGGCCAATGATGAGCCCGTGTTTGCTACGACGCTCGAAGTTGCTGTGCCGGCCGCGGGAACGCTGCTCGCCGTCCCGATCAACTGCGTGCTCAGCGTGAAGTTCGCCAGCGGGGCGGCTGGCAGCGAGATCGTCGCCGTGTTTGATCCGATCGAAGTGGCTGTCGTGTTAATGACGACGCTTGCGGTGACCATGTTTCCGTTTACCGAGTATAACCCGGTTATTGCCCCGAATATGCTGAAGCCTGACACTATTGCGCCCACTGGGATGTACCGCCCCTGGTCGAGTGTTCTCGATGTTAATATTGTGCTGCCTACCGCCTGCACGAGCGCTTGCGTGGCGTTCTCGTTGGCCGTTATCCCGGCCGATAATATCCTGAGCCTCTCGGCGCCATTCGTCCCTATTTTTGCGCCTACGCCGGGGCCTCCGAAGACATATGCGCTTGGTAGCGCTTCAAGTCCATTTAAGCCCATGAAGGCATCGTTTGGCGTCGTATCGTGGAAGTTTATCTCGAGTAGACTGCTTGGGGCGCTATTTATTAAGACTGGGGCAACGGCGGGGTTTCCATTGACTGTTAGGGCATTTGTCGTTATCGATGGCGTCGCGATTGCGCTGACGTTGATCGGATAAGGATTGGGGACAAATAGATCTGCGATGCTCATTATGTACTGATGGAAAAAAAGGGCACGGCTCTCTAGTACAGCAGGGATCCGCGTACTGGGCGATGGCGGGCGGGGCGACGTGCAGTGCGCCTTCCGAGCCCGAGGAGCTCTTCGATATCTGGCTCTGTGAGTTGTTCTGCTGGGTAGACGTTCTCTACTTCATACGTGGTGGGCGCTATATGTCGCGGCGCGGCGGGAGCGGCGCGACGAGGGGCGCGACGGGGAGCGGCGCGGCGAGGAGCGGCGCGGCGAGGAGCGGCGCGGCGACGGGGAGCCACCTTATATGGGCCTGGGCCCTCATACTTTATGTACTGGTTGAGTACCGTTCTATCGAGTGGATTCAGCCCCTTTAGTTTTATGGGGGATGGCGCCTGCTTCACTAGACAGGCTGTTTTTATGTACTGCCACAGCGGAC